ACTCAATTCTATTAATCCATTCTGAGCTTAAGAAGCTTTGGATACCAAACTCTAAGAATGAGCTTCCAGTAAATCCAAATGATAAGTCAGCCGAGGCTTGAATAATAGGGGGAGTGATTGCCGCCGAAAATGTAAAATCGAGCGGTAGTGTTTGCATGTCACCAGTAATTGGAACAAATACATCTGAGTCAAATGTGTACTCTATTGTTTGCGCAGGTACACCACCTGTCACAATAGAAAAACCTCCTCCAAAGAAGGTATAGTCTAACGTTGATGTAAATACTCCGTTTGCGGACATTTAACTAGTCCTTTATGCACCACCGGCAGTAATTGTAAACGCTGTGATTGTAATTTGCTGACCAACCGCGATGTTAGTGTTATCGAGCTGCATGTCGCCGCCACCACCTGTAGCTGTAATGGTACCTTGCATATGGCATGTTGATCCGCCATTGTCGTGTAACCTAAAATAGCCAGCCGTTCCTGATGCGTCAGCAGATAAGTCTTGCCAAGTACCAGATAAAACAATTGATCCTAAAGCAGGGGTGTCAAGCCAATTGGCAGGTAATACCATAGTTGCTAGAACTGTACCTGTATTTGCTGAACCACAATCCGATGGAACTGTACCTGAGGAAACTGTCATGATTGGATTAGTGCCGATTGTAGTTTCTAGTGCTTGAAGCGTAGCATTCCTAGTGTCTACTGATAACTGAAAAGCCATCCTTTTCTCCCTTTTATTGAGTAAGTTATTTCATATATATTTATAAAAAATGCAATATAACCGTTGACAATAAAATAGAGTGTGTTATAATAGTCTTATCTACTACAAAATAATATTAGTTTCTTCTTTCAATGTCTTCTTCAGACAAGGTATCTCCCATCCAGACTTCAATTACCTTAACTGGAGTCGATCCGACGTTAGTCGCACGGTGCCATGTCTTAACAGGAATGTCAATGCTGTCTCCAGTAGAATAAACTTTAGATGTTTTGTATCCATTTGGAAACTCAAGATTCATTTCAAGCTTACCATCTACGATATGCCAATGTTCGGAACGAACAAAATGTCGTTGGTCTGATAATGATTTACCCGTATCAATAGACAATTCCTTAACTTTCCAATGACCATTATTATCTAGGTTACGGTATTTACCCCATAGTCTTTGTGTTTCAGGCTTATCCCAGTTTTCAAGTAACCAAGATGAACTGTTCTTTTTATCATTACCACCAACACCAAACACAAAACCAATATCGCATTCGTCTTTAAGTTGACGTGCATATTCTACTTCAGGTGTTGTACCCTTTTGACGATCTCCACCATTAGCAAATATGATTTTTGAATTTCTAGGAAATGTGTCTCTAATATGTCTAATAGCTTCGCACGCATGATTTTCGCTATCATCAAATTCAAATACACCACCAACACATTTAATTTCTTTAACAATAGCAGCACGTTCAGACATTGGCATAAATGGTCTACCCTTTTTACGAGTTAGCCAATCATCTGAGTTTAAACCAACCATAAGGATATCACCAAGTTCTTTGGCAGCTTTAAAATATTCAATATGGCCTGAGTGAAGTGGATCAAACCCGCCGGTTACTACAACAACTTTCATTCCCATTATAATTTCTCCATCATGTAATCCCAAGCAAAAGTAATACCAGACTTGGATTTCATTTCTTTTTTCTGATGTGCTACTCTTGGATGTACCCACCAATCTTCATAAGGTGAACTAGGATCTACAGCAACATCACTTACTAATAGTATATATCCAAGTTTAGCCAAGATCTCTCTGGATTCTTTCCTAAAATCATTTCCCCACCAAACTGCATTGTGTTGAAACTGAATAACATCAAACTCGTAATTATCAAATGGCATATTCTTCAATGCGTCAATAGATGCTTTCTCTGCATTGATTCTAAGAAAATCGATTTTTCTTTCAAAACAATGTCTAGCAAATAAAGATTTATAATCAATAGTTCCAGCATCGTCAAGTATTACATTACTTTGTCTTTTACGAGAATATATATGACACATACGTTCATCGTTGTCAATAGATATTCCTTTCCATCCAAACTCATTTTCAAGCAATAATGTGTTATTGAAAAGTTGTGGATGGCCTGAACCAAGCTCTACAAAGGTACCATTTTCTCTACCATTAAGTACAGATAAAACAAACATATCTTGGAAATGGCGGGAACTGTTTGATGTAACTTTATCAAGTCCATCGAATTTATATTTATATCTGCTTTCTAATGAACTATCATAAGCTAATGTACTTGGGTAACCATGCTGTAAGAGTAATGAGGTAACTTCCTTATCAATTTCTTTATTTAATTTGTTTTTATATTTAAGGTCAAAGGCAAGATTTTTAGAACTATCACGGCCATCAGTTTTCCATTTAGCTCGGGCGTATAATAACTCAAGTGCATGGTGACCTGGATAGTTTAAATCATTATCAGGTGCAGCTACATTGGTAGCATTTGATAAACCCATTTTAGAGTACATCATAGCTTCGCGCCAATCACTACGTTCTTCTTTAAACTTAGCCATAAAATAATAAGCTTCAGGTCTTTCAGGCATAGTTTCAATAGCCATTTTAAGCAGACCCTCTGTACTATGGTCTCGGTTTTTACTTCTATGGAAAATATGAGAGCCAAGAATTACTGATTTATATTGAATCCAATTCTCTTCATATATTTTACCTTCAGCCATATCCGCAGCTCTAAGGTAAAAGCTCCATGCTGCAGCGCCTTGTTCTAATCTATCATATTCTTTAGCTAATTTAAAAATCTTAAATGGATTATCAAAATCTAATACAACGTCATTTAAAATTTGTGGTTTTGTAAAATTCATAATATCAACCTTTATCCATTAAAAAATTATAGAATACCTGTTGAGGAACTCTTAATACAAAGCATGCATTATCTTGGAATCCAAAAGAAATAAGTACATCATTTTTATGGAAACACATGCCAGTTACAAACTCAATATTATAATCAGTATTTGTAACATGATCATAATATGTTCCAAGGAAGTGGAATTTTTTAGATGCATGAACTAGATTCCAGTCATTATCCCAAATTAAAACTCGGTGACTATAATCTCCATCCTTACGACCAAATGGATCTCTTAATAAGTTTGTTTCATGGATAAATGCCATTTGTTGGTTTTCATTAATACGAACAACTTGTGATCCACCTCTAAAGTCTCTTTCAAATGGTTGACGTTCATTTTCATCAACAAACACTTCTTCAGTTGTACCTTCCTCAATATTAAACTTAACTACTTGAATAGGGTTACACCACTTAACAAAGTGGAAAGGCTTATCATTAATTGGCATCCAGTTCTTTTCACAATAAGAACTATCATCACCAGGAGCTGGAATAGGGTGGCGAGATATTTCAGTCCATTCACCGTCAACAAAATCTATTTGACAAAGCTCCATACGACCCTTGCCTTTATCGTCATAACAATCTCGACGAACACCGCACAAATAGTACTTATCATCCCAGTTAAATAAACGTGCATCTTCCAAACCAATAAAGTTCCATGTAGGCTTCCCTGTATCGAGTGCCATATTTACACGTTGAGCATTTACGAGATTTAGATTAGAATCCAACTCACACATAACATTGTGTGTTCTGAGAGTTACATCATTCTCAGGATGGATATAGACAAGTGGTCCCCACTGATGGGGAAACTTTTTGCCTTCGGAATGGTAGAGGATATAGTTAACGTGTCGTACGTTAAGATGTAATTTTCCATCTTTCTCAAAAATAGATGGATTCATAATACCAGCTTCGTTTCCTAAAACCGATTTTGGTAATAAAATTGGATGTAGTGATCCGCCTCTTTTTAAAGCGTAAGTGGCGAATCCACCCATGTGCAAGTCATGCATATTAACTCCATAATATAATTTTCAAACAAAAGAATTACCAACCAGGTTTAACTAGACGTACTCTTTTCTTAGCTACCTTTGCTGCTAATGCAGTATCAATCTTATTTATCTGTTCTGCACCTAAAGATTCTTCTAACCAAGTTAGCGCAATAACGTTAGTTACATCATTAAGTGCAATGAAGTCAGATGCAGATTTAGACTTAGCAGAAAAATAGCAGGTACCAACGTAACTTGATGTAGTTCCATCGTCGTCTGCTGCTATTCTTTTATAATGAATTTGAACAATAGAGTTTTCTAACAAAACACCATCATTATTTAATTCATCGTCTAAGCCTAGTCTAGCAATTTTCCAAGAATAATTCACAATAAGTTTCCTTTATTCTTCTGGGTCCGTTACATCTACTGCAGCGCCTTCGGCCGCAACCGCTTCAGGATCTGGTGTAACATCTGGTGCCCAAGGCATTGGTGTATCCTGTGCAATGTCGTCATCAATTTGGCGTTGACACTGTTCCAAGATGTGTGCTTTATAACCTTCGTCAGCTTCAACTACTGCTGAAATCCATGCAATAACATCTGCTTCTTGTAAGTCAGCAAAAGGTGTGAAAGATCCTTCTGGTACAGTTGCTGCACTAAAAGGTGTTGCGCCTGAAAACTCACCGACGTTACCGGCTTCGTCTGTACCGTGTGCTCTCCAATAAGTTTGAACAACGGCATTTGGTAGTGTTGCACCTTCTGCATTAACTTCGTCTTTTACTTTAAGACTTTGTACAGTGTACGATAATGTAAGAGCCATAATATTTCTCCATTTCTTTTATTTCGTGATTCTATTTATCTATTTATATGTTTAGTTGCTATGCAAATATAGGTCTACAGGAATAGCTATCCTAAGCTTTGAGTAATAAGGATTGACATGGTGATAAGTGAAGCTTGGAAAAATTACAAACTCGCCAGTACTTGGCATATGTCTGTACTTATCAAACATAGATTCAAAATGTTCGTCATAACCTCTGTTTGAATTAGATCTCGGATCAGAAAATACTATATCACCACCGGATTTATTATCCTCAGCTAACACATAAAATACTGCTGATAATTGAGCTCCAGAATGATTGTGTATTGTCATGCTATAATTTTCACCATGGCCAGTAATCCAACCTTTCATCTTATAAGAAGTCCAGTCGGTTATTTTATGCCCAATAGTTTTTTGTAAGTAATCATCAAACGCATTATAAGCTACTTTTTCAAAGTTTGTAATATATGAATTACGATCTTCAAAAATATTATAACCTTCAACTTCACTTTTAACATTATCAACATCATAGTTTGCTAACATATAATGCGCTAATTCTAAACTTTCAAAATTACCAAAACCAACAGGCGTCGGCCAAAGTGATTTGATTTCCATAATCATCTCCTCATAATGTATATTGTTATTTATAACCATTTTACGGTTGACATTTTCTTCCAGATATGTTATTATAAATACAACTGAATGGATAATTATGGATACTTTGATATGAACTTTGAAGAATTTGAAAAGTTTCTTTTGTCGCAGGAATGCTACGATAATCATGACGTTTTTATTATTGATTCTAATCAGTGTATGCACCATATTACTATTGATAACTTCATTGAATATCAAGCTGAAATGGCTAAGCACCTCTTTAAAAAAGAAGTGACTATTAAAGTACACCAAATGGAAAGTTATTTCAATTACGACCATGGAACCATTCATGTTTTCCATAGTCCCAAAGACGGACCAACATTTCCAGAGCATACAGACCTTACAGACGTTATGATTAAATGTTTGGATGGTATTAAAACTATGGAAATAGAAGGCAAACAAGTAACATTGCAACCCGGCGAAAGTGTTACTATAAAGACTAGAACATTTCACCGAGCATTAAATCATGAAAAGGCATTAATGGCATCACATGGGATTGGCGACACAGAGACACTTAAACGTTTACATCAAAACGACTGAAACATGTAATCTAAATTGTTCGCATTGTTTTACTTCTGGTATTAATGGTGCAAAAATATATTTTGATCCAGTTAAAACAGCTGCTTGGGTAAACCAAATAGACCGAGATACTATATTCTATGAATTCCACGGAGGTGAGCCTATGCTTGCTTCCGTATCTTCGTTGCGTAAATTTGTTGAGTTAACTCAAGGCGATGGAGTTATGTATGGAACAACTACGAATTTAGTATATAAACTTACCGAGGAAAGACTACAATTTTTTGACGATGTTTTAGAAAAACGCATTGGAACATCTTGGGATCCTACAATAAGATTTTCAAATGAAAAACAAAGAAAGCTTTGGGAAGATAACGTTAAACTATTAATTGATCGAGGTTATCAAATTAAATGCTTTGTAAGTTTAAGTAAAGATGTTGTTAATATGGAGCCAAGAGATATTGTTAAATATATGACAGATCTTGGTATTCAAGAGCTTGACTTTGAACGTATTACCATGGATGGCAACGCAAAAGGTAAAATGTGGCCAACCAATTCAGAATTAGATGAATGGTTTTTGCGTTATCATTCTCAAATAGAAGATCGAGATTCTATTTTCCACGTTATTATGGAAAACATATATGCCAAATTTGAAGATAACAATCCATCACGAGGTACATGGTGTAGAGATTGTGAACAAAAACTGTTGACAATTAATGCGGATGGTAGTATAGCTGGATGCCCAAACACTGCTCCTTCAAAAGCTTATGGATGGATAACACAACCAGTTAGTGAAGTAATGAACTCTCAAGGTAGATGTGACATTATTATCAAGGAATTAAATCGTAATCCCGCTTGTTTTACTTGTCCGGTGTTTGATGTATGTGGTTCAGACTGTCACCAATTAGAATGGGAAGGTGACATTTGCCCATCACCAAAGTCGCTAATGCAGAAGCTAAAAACTGATTATAAATAAGAATAAATAATATTTCAATTTAGAGGTTAATATAACATGGTATCATTAACAAATAACGTTTATAACGGAAACGTTGTAGACAGATGGGAAGATTACGTAGCAGAGGCTGCGCGATCTGGCATTGCTTGGGGATACAATAGAAAACCATTTAGCCAAATGTCAAACAGTTACTTTGGTGGAAACTATAACAGCCCACCAGGAAGAGCTTCTTATTCTAGTGATACAATGGTTGGTAATAGATATACAACAATCGTTGCATCAACAGTACGAAATGGTTTGGTTAATGCTTCTAGAAACTGGACTCACTTGCGACTAATGCGCGCCAGAAGATATTATAATAGCCAAGGGCGATGGGTACTTCAATATAACTCTACTCAAAAAGCGTATCAAACTACCGGCGTTCGTACAAACGTTTCAGCGCCAAGTATTCCAACCAACGGACCGTTAAACAATGGTTGGCTTATTACTCGTGGTTCTGATAGTTCAAATACTGGTATGGAAGAATGGTTAGCTAGGCTGAGATCAAACTATTATGGTATTCAAAACTCGCCAGTTAACCGATATGTTTATGTGTGCCATTATAGTTGTCACTATAGTTGCCATAGTTCAAGAGGACGTAGATAATGAAAATAAAAGATACAGTGGCTCCTATTCCTATTGATTTACTTAAGGAGTATTTTAGTGATGATAGTATCATATTCAATATTGATTATTCAAATTCCCTTTTAAAAGGTGATAAGATTATTACTTATTTGAGTAATCTTGATGTACCTTGTAAATTAACGGGATGGGATAAAGTTTCAACAGAAGATAAGATAGCTTTTGTTAAAGAATATATGAATGCCAAATTAGTAATCGTAAGTCCTGAATTGGAAGTGTGCGTTTTAAAAATCTTATATGAGGCAGCTGAATATTCATTCTTTGTAAGTTATGAAGACTATGTTGAAGCCATTCTTGATAAAGATGAGATTGATCAGTTTGTTAAAGAAAACAAAGAGCTGATTGAAAAGTGGCTAATCATGATGGCAAGCTGTTCTTTATATGGAGTATATACAATTCCTGAGTTTCAGCAGCTTGTTAAAGACGAATACGAAATGATTGATGATTACGATTATTGTGGAGTAAATTTTGTTAGATTATTACATCACGAAATTGCTCAAGAATTAATGACAGCAGATCGTGACGATATATATTATTTTGAAAAACAATTCAACGAACCAATGTTTAAAGGTAAAAATTTGTTTGCTTATTGGGAAAACGACGCTAATTCATTAGCTATTATGTCTTGGGCAATATCGTCGGGTGAAGCAACATACGAACAATTTCATTCTGAAATCGAAAAGGGATACGAAGATGCTTCTGCTATTTGATAGAGTTTATGTTAAGTATGACTTCATGCTTGATAATAACGTAGACACATTAATTATAAGTCCGAACCTAGACTCTATGGTATGGGACGAGTTGGCAGTGGTCCACTCAAATATCGGCAATTGCATGCATAACGTTGATGTTTATGGCCAGCTGTTTACTGGGTTTGTCCCACCTCTTACTGAACCAGAGGAAGAAGGGCAACCGGCGCCAGACCAACTTGAAGCTATTGAAACACCATATGAAAACGATTTAGC